CTGCTTTCATTATCTTCACCCTTCTTTATTTTAGCAGATTTTAGCTCGCTTGGCTAGATGTTAAGTTAATGACATTGGTTCAGGATGGTGTCGGGAAGTCCTGCACTGACAGAAGGCTGCCAGATGAAATTGCCCGTATTATCCTTGATTTTACGGAGCGCCTTCACGGTCTGCTCATTCAGCACCCACATAGCTTTCTTGCGATACGGACTCTTGAGGGAGTAGAACAGCTCGATTACATCATCAAAAGTGATAGCTGCACCTGTTGTGGTCGCACCGTTTTCCGCACCGCCTGTCGCAGCAAAAATGCCGGTAGGCTTGCCCTTGCCGTCACCGATGAGGAAGGCTTCCTCTTCCTTTGTGCCGATTCTTCTTGCAAATTCCTTTGCGATGTAGGACGGCAAATCAAATATAGAATCATTGAGAAGTTCTTCAGAAATTTTAATTGCCGTTCCCAGCTTATATGCGGAAAGCGATGCCTGCCCAAATGTATCATCAGAAAGAGAATACTGCTGTTCCTCGTCCATCCAGACAGCCTCGCCCTTGGAAGTCACAATCGGAATCTTGCGGTCGCCGTTGGAAGTTTTGATGACCGTTGCCATCTGGCGGAAAATGCTCTCTTCCTCCAATGCTTCCACAAGTTTTCGTTCAAACTCATCTGGAACAAGATAACCGCCCTCTGCATCAGTGCCAATCTGTAAATCATTATGGATATCCATCCAGTTGCGGTTACGAATGCTGTTCCAGAATGCTTTCTTGTAAGTGTCGCTCGCTGTACCTGTCTTTTCCGTTACGTCTGGTGCGGCAGGCTTACCGAGAACAGGAGTGGAAGTTGCTTTGTTCATTTCTGCCTCAATTTCAGCCTGTCTTTCCAGACGCTGGATTTCCTTGCCAAGGTCAACAATCGTCTGTTCCATTGCATCATAGGTCTTGGAATCTTCCTCACTGAGAACGCCGTTTGCGTTTCTCTTGCTGTCGAGAAAATCACGGGCAGTGTCCCAAGCCTTCTTTCTCTTTTCTCTGAGTTCCTGAATTGTCATAGCCATAGTTAAAATCCTCCTTAGTATTTCAGTAATTCCAGTCTTTTTTCAAGCTGGTCAATCGGTGTGCCTGTAACGAATTCTGCTGATGCAGATACTTTGGATAAGAATGCAGATAGATTCTTCGATTTGGAATAGGTCATTGCAGTCAGTGTATCTTCTTTTTCTTCTTCATCCGGTTCTTCCTCTTCAGGAACAACAGGCATTTTCTTCTCTGCAAACAGAATCCCATCCACAAATCCCATTTCATGAGCCTTTTTCGCATTGAGCCAGGTTTCATCGGACATCAGCTTTGCAATCTTGTTTCTGCTGAGATGAGATTTGGTTTCGTAGGCATTGATGATACTCTCTTTGACTTCATCAAGTAGGATGATAGCTTTTTCCATATCTGCCTTGTTTCCCATAGCACAAGTGCTGGGGTCGTGGATCATCATTAGGGCAGTTGGTGCAATCAAAGTTTCATCGCCTGCCATTGCCACAACCGATGCGGCAGAGGCAGCAATACCATCAATTTTCACGGTAACCTTGCCTTTATGATTTTTCAGCATAGAATAAATCTGACTTGCAGCGAACACATCGCCCCCTGGTGAATTCAGCCAGACTGTCAGATTTCCGCTGACTTTTGCGAGTTCATCACGAAACAAAGCAGGTGTCACTTCATCGCCCCACCAGGTATCTTCAGAGATAGGACCGTTAAACAAAAGTTCCGTTTCTGATGTATCTTCATTTTTGATAAAGTTCCAGAATTTCTTCATTTGGTTTTCTCCTCCTTTTCTGAATTTTGATTTGCAAATGCTCCTGCATCAGCAAGTTTGGTAAAGCTGCCATTTACAAGATACAGATTTCCGCCCTCTTCGTCTGAAAGCATATTCATATCTTCAAGTTCTCGGATGTCATTTGCTGACATCCAGCCGTTCTGTCTTGCGGTAGCATATCCCTGCATACGGGAAGCATAATCGCCACGCAGAAGTCCGTCCACATTGAACTTCACGAAATACTGTCCTTTTTCGGAATCAGAAAGAAGTGCTTTCTGTAAAGACTGCTCCCATCGGACGATCCAAGGGTCAAGGCTGTATTTTACAAAGTCCAGCGACAGATGCTCCACATTGGAAAATGTTGCATGGTCAAGGTCACCGATCATATGAAGCGGCACTCTGTACATTCTTGCGATTTCTTCAATCTGAAACTTTCGGGTTTCCAGAAATTGAGCTTCGTTATTTGGAATTGAGATTGGTGTAAATTTTACGCCTTCTTCTAAAACGGCAACTTTATGTGAGTTTTTTCCTCCATATGCTCTGTGCCATGCATCTCTTAATTTATCGGGATTTTTAATCACTCCCGGATGCTCCAATACACCGCTTGGATTTGCATTATTTCCGAAAAACGATGCTCCATATTCTTCACAGGCAATAGAAATGCCGATTGCATTTTTCGCAAGTGCAATCGGCGAATATCCAACCAGTCCGTCAAATCCAAGTCCGGGAATATGCAGAACTTCATCAGCGTAAAGAACAATATCACCTTGTTCTTTCAGATTCGGATTTGCTTCATCGTAACGGCTGTAAATGTATATCAGGCGGTTTTTCTCATCACGGTCAACTTTCATCTTATCCGGCATCAGAGGATACAATCCTAAAACATCACCTCTGCCGTTTCGGATAATCTGTGCATAAGCGTTTCCGTAGATAAGCAGGTGAGACATTAAGGTTTCTCGAAATACGAAGGATGTCATTTCAGGATTTGGCTGATCGTGGAGCAAAAAGTAAAGCGGGTGCTGTGGCACTCGCTCTTTTCCGCTATCGTTGTATTTGTACACATGAAGCGGCAGCTGTGCAATCGCTTCTGACAGCACACGCACACAGGTATAAACCGCAATATGCTGCAAGGCTGTTCTGTCTGTGACACGTTTGCCGCTGTTCGCTCGTCCGAAAAAATATGTGTAGGATGGTGAATCATAGCTGTTGGTCGGCTTATCTCTGGACTTGAATAGTCCGCTGAAAATACCCATGAGAATCAGCTCCTTTCTTGACTTTGAGAGTATGGGTGTGGTATAATATGCTTAACAGTATGTAGGGCATCAGCCTTACAAATCAGAATTTAGAGGAGCAAAATACTATGAATCCTGAAATAGATATAAGTAATGTTACCCTAAAAACAGAGCGTTTGTTGATTCGCCCGTGGCGGCAATCCGATCTTGATGACTTTTATTCCTACGCTTCAGTAGATGGAGTCGGACAAATGGCGGGTTGGAAGCCTCATGAAAGCAAGGAAGAATCTAAGATTATTCTTGATATGTTCATTAGCCATAAGAAAACATTTGCACTCGAATATCAGGGCAAAGTAATAGGTTCTGTTGGGATCGAAAAATACAATGAAACTCACTTCCCGGAATTTGAAAATAAGAAATGCCGTGAGATAGGCTATGTTCTGAGCAAAGAATATTGGGGACAAGGTTTGATGCCGGAAGCGTTGAAAGAAGTAATTCGTTTTCTCTTTGAGAACGCTAATCTTGATGTAATCTTCTGTGGTCACTTCTTGTGGAATGAGCAATCTCATAGAGTTCAGGAAAAAAGTGGTTTCAAACACTATGCATTTGATACCTATGAGACGGCATTCGGTACAACGGAAGAAAATGAGGTAACCATTCTAAAAAGAGAAGATTGGGTATTGCAGTAAATTCCATTTTACCGAACTGACATCAACTATAAAATCAGCATCTCCCTCGAATCATAAATAGAATCATCAGAAACGCATCCACAGCGGATTGCACGGTCAAGAGCCATAATCATGGCAACAGCACCGTCGATCTTCTCTGTGGATTTTTCTTTGTCCGGTTTGATGTTTCCGGCAGGGTCACGCCTGATGAAAATGTTATCCATCATCCACCGAAGAACAGGGTGTCCGTTGTGGGCAAGGGTCTGTTCCAGAGTCAGTTTCATCAGTTCCTTGGTAGGCGGTGACATATCTTTATATCCTTGTCCAAATTGTACCATCGTAAAACCTAACCCCTCCAGATTCTGCGACATCTGCACTGCACCCCAGCGGTCAAATGCAATCTCTTTGATATGAAATTTTTGCCCCAGTTCATCGATGAAGTTTTCGATAAAACCGTAGTGAACCACATTGCCCTCAGTGGTTTTCAGATAGCCTTGCCGTTCCCATACATCATATGGAACGTGGTCACGTCTTACTCTAAGGGGCAAAGTTTCCTCCGGCAGCCAGAAGTAGGGCAAAACATAATAATGCTCATCTTCATCTGTTGGAGGAAATACCAAAACAAAAGCTGTAATATCCGTTGTACTGGAAAGGTCGAGTCCACCGTAGCAGATTCTTCCTTCCAGTTCGGATTCATCAAAAGCGACCTTGCATTTGTCCCACTTTTCCATCGGCATCCAACGGACAGCCTGTTTTACCCATTGATTGAGTCTAAGCTGTCGGAAAGCGTTTTCTTCTCCCGGTGTTTCCTTTGCAGAATTACACGCCGCCAACACCTTATCCATGCCGATTGTCTTGTCGAGTGACGGATTTGCTTTTTTCCAAACCTTCGGATCAGTCCAGTCCTCGGATTCATCAGCACCATAAATGACCGGATAGAAAGTCGGATCATGCTTTCTGCCTTCCAGAATGTCTTTCGCCTTTTGATGTACTTCATAGCAGATTGAATTTGTGTCCGTTCCGGCTGTGGTGATGAGAAAATACAAAGGCTGCATTCTGGCATCGCCGGAGCCTTTGGTCATAACATCAAAGAGCTTTCTGTTCGGCTGCGTATGAAGTTCATCAAACACAACCCCGTGAATGTTGAAACCATGTTTGCTATAGGCTTCAGCAGAAAGCACCTGATAGAAGCTGTTGGTCGGGATGTACACGATACGCTTTTGTGAGGTCAGAATTTTCACCCGCTTGGAAAGGGCAGGGCACATTCGTACCATATCCGCTGCTACATCAAATACAATGGCAGCCTGTTGTCGGTCGGCAGCACAGCCGTAGACTTCGGCACGTTCTTCGCCATCACCACAGGTGAGCAGCAGGGCAACCGCAGCAGCAAGCTCTGATTTGCCATTTTTCTTCGGAATCTCAATGTAAGCCGTGTTAAACTGACGATAGCCATTCGGTTTCAGAATGCCGAACAGGTCACGGATAATCTGTTCCTGCCAGTCCAGCAGTTCGAATTTCTTTCCAGCCCATGTGCCTTTGGTGTGGCTGAGGCATTCAATAAAAGAGACGGCATAGTCTGCTGCCTTTTTGTTATACTTGGAATCTTCCGCCATAAAACGGGTCGGTTTAAATCTTGCTATTGTTCTTACCCTCCCAATAAAAAAGACCTGCCAAAAAGCAAGTCTGTATCATTTATTTTTATGCCCCGGTGGGCTTTTTGTAATTGAGATTCTATTCCCATTGTAACCATGTTACCATACAAATTCAAGGATAGCAAGCGGCTAAATGAACCGAAAAAACGTCGAAATTTCTACGGTTTCTTGTGTACCATACACGAACAAAAATTAGGTGTACGACCGCCAGAGCCTTTCGGCTCCGGCTCGTGGAATTCGGTTTTGGAAAAATCAGTTGTACTGTTTCAGTAGGATCGCCAGTGCAGTTTCGGTTTCTTCATCCTCCGGCGGAATATCCATGCCCCGGTCAAAATTGAACACCGTTTT